GTCACCGGGTTCATGAAGACGTGCGAGGGCTTGGCACCAAGCTGCTTCGCCTTGTACGCAGCCTTCTGAAGCGCCTCTTCAATGCTGAGAGCCGAGCCGTCGAAGCGGATACCGCCGAGACCCGTCGTGTCAGCCGTGCGGTCAACGCCGAAGAACAGCGTTGCACCAGGGGCCGAGTCGGGAAGCCACGCACGGAGGCCCGAGATAGCCACCGTACCCGTGTCACCCTCGGGATACACGAAACCAGCCGTGCCGATGGACGCGACGGTGGTCGAGATATTCGCTGCCGTGCCGCCAAGGGTCGGAGCGCAGTAAACGCGACCGAGGTCACGGTCAAGCTGCACGACGAAGACTGCGCCCGAGTGCGGCGTCGAACCGTCGGTGAGCGAGAACACGACTTTCTGATTCAGCGTGAAGTTCGTGATGTCGTCGATGTTCGTGCAGGTAAAGTACGTGTTAGGCGACGCATACGTGTACGCGCCGAGGGTACCAGTGCCCGTGCCGTAAAGCTGGATGGCAAGCGAGCGGCTAACCTGCTTGAGAATGCCGTCAATCTCCTGCGTGCGAGCCTCAAACCACGCACCCTTGTTCGATCCCGATGCCTTCATGGTCTCGTTGTCGATGCGGGCGATGCCGTAGTTCTTGACGCGCGTAAGGACGAACGACTCGATGCGGCTCGACGCGGCGTTGTTCTGCGCCGTCGTGAACGAAGCACTGCGGCCGTTCGGCAGGCCGATGATGATCGGAATGGGCAGCGAGCTACCCTCAAACTTCGTCATTTTCGGCAGGAGCGCCAGGAGCGGGTTGTCGTCAAGGACGACCGACTCGACCTTATCGTTCGTGTAATAGACCTTCAGCGCAGCGCCGAAGGACGACATATTGAGCGTGGAAGTAGATGCGGGCATGGGTTATTTCCTAGAGTAGTGCGATGGCGTTAGCAAGACGCTCTTTCTCAGTCATCGTAGTCGATTCGCGGCTAGTGACCTGAGAGGAGTTCTTGTGGGTTAGGGTTTTGGGTGCAGGTTCCGTTGCGCTACTCCTAGAACGGCTCTTGAACTTCTCACTCTTCTGAGCCTTCTCGACGATGGATTCTAGATAACGCTCCACTTGCTCGGCAGCACCATCCAAGTCGATCTGACCCGTCTCTTCAAAGTGTGACTGTGCAGCCTCCAGAACGAGGTCGTGCATCCCAGACGCAGCCGTGTAGCCGTACTTGTCGGGCTTGCTCTGGACAAACTGCGTGATGTCGCTTCGAATGTTCTCGTAGTCTTCAGCGACCTGCATACGGGCTTCAAGAGCCTCACGCTGCGCGATGCGCTGCTTCAACTCATTCAGCTCGTTGACAACTTTGTCCACAGGCGACGAACGCTTGCCCATGGCGAGGTCCGTACCCATGCGCTCAAACGAGTTGCCGGTCTTCTCAAGCCAAGCGAGCGGGTCTTCCTTGCTGAGACGGATCAACTCCTGCGCTTCAGCTACCTCAGCCTTGTAACGCTCAAGCTCGGCCTTCTCTCGCTTGATGGCGGCTTCCTGAGCACGGAACTCACGCTCGCGTGCCGCACGATCACGGAGGGTCTTAGCAGCCTCCAGGTTCGTCTTCGGGGTCTCTACGGGGGCTTGCTCGGGTACAGCCTCAGGAGCGGCTTCTAGGGCCGTTTCCGGGGCAGCAACAGCCTCCTCGGTGGCGGTCGATTCAGTCGCGGGCGCATCAGCGCCATCCAGAGCAGCGAGCACAGCGGGGTCAAGTTCCATTACATAACCTCATTACCAGTCGGAGCGGTTGGCGCAGCACCTTGCTGCGCGGTTACTGCCGGGGGAATGCCCGCTTCCGAAGGAAGTGGCTGCTCCACAGGCTGACTTGCCATAATCATGTTCTGGCAGATGTTCATGTACTCACGCATGAGGTCCATGCGCTCCTCGGGCACGCCGTCACAGCGAGCCTTCAAGTAAGCGCTCTGCACCTTCTTCAGCGCAAGCTGTAGGTCTTGGAAGGGCTCAGGGGGCTCAAAGCGGCCCTCGTCCAGCATTAGCTCAATCTGTCGGTCAATGTCCTCGCTAGCCGCACGGTCGAGCGCGAAGTCACTCTCGAGGTCGGGGAAGTCGAGTAGACGAGCGACAGAGGCTTGGTCGCGAATGAGGCCAAGCTGCTGCATACTGAGCAGCATCTTGATTCGCCCAGACGGCAGGTCAGGAAGGCTGCTAGCGGGGTAGACCTTGAGGACGTAGGCATCCTCCTGCATATCAATCTCGTTCCACTTGACCGTGGCAATCGTGTTGCGGTCACGGCTAGTGACGGGCGAGTAGCCACGCACCAGCTTGCTCAGTTGCTTTCCGCAAGAGACCACCATGCGCGCTGCTTCACAATGCGCCTCCTCCCAAGCCTGAACAGCAAGAGCGAAGCGAGTAGTCTGAGACTCACTGTACCGGAGGAGGGCAACTCCCGAGGCTTCGTCAAGGCCCGCAGGAACAGCACCCGCTGCTGTGTCCTGGCTGATACCAGCGATCTCGAAAGCCTTGGCGTAGAGTCGTTCAAGGTGATTGAAGATTTCCGGGTGAATGGTCTGCTGCGTGCTGATGTCAGGCTTGACACCGACGTAGGGCACCACGCAACCAATCATGTTGTTGAAGTAGGCCTTGTTGATCTTGCTGCCTTGCTCCACGTAAATCCGGGGAACGGCTAGAAGGTGAAAGACCTTCTGAATCTTCTGAAGCAGGCGGTTGATTTCGAGCTGGATGCCAGCCAAGTCCTCGACAAGCCCCTGCCCCCAGAAGCCTCGGCGGCGGGTGTTCCAGCGAAGGAACACGAACGGGAAGTCGGGCTGCTTCCACGGCTCGTCGTGAAGCGTGTGCCCGTCGATGAAGATGATGTGCCGCCCGTCAGTAGCATCCGAGTTCGACGGCAGATGCCAAGCCTCAATGACCACGAGCTGGTCGGCGGTAGAGTCCTGCCCCCAACCTTCCTCGTTCTGAATCTCAGGAGCCGCTGAGATAGCGTCAGCAGACTCGGGGAACATCTTGAGCAGATGGTCACGGCTGATGTACTTCTTCTGGAACATCTGCCGGGGAGCACGGTACATACCCTCGGTAGCATCCACGAGGATTTCACCAGGGTACACACGGTCCACGCCCGTCTGCTTCGTGTCCGCATCGGGGTAGAACTTTACGACGCCCGTACCGAAGCACAGCGCGTCAATGAAGGCGTCCTGCATCTTGGGCGGCACTTTGGCGAGGTAGAACTGCGAATCGACGTAGCGCTCCAGGAGCTTCGCCTTACGCTTCAGAGAGTAGTTACCCGCAGAGGTCAGGAACGCGGCCTTGGGCTTCGTCTTGGCAATCTTGGAAGCGACGGTATCCACGACGCTCTTGCAGACGTTCAGCGTGACGCGCTCGGTAAAGATAGGGCCGAGGTCATTGCTGAACCGAGCACCGTACATGTTGCCGTACATGCTCAGAAACAGCTTGTAGGCCTCCTGCCGAGGCTGGTCGTTCTCGTTGATGAGAAGATACGCAGCCCATGCCTCTTCGTGGGGTTCCTCGCTCGTCCACCACTCCAGGTCTTGCTTGTCTTTCATTCGTCAGAACCCGCGTAATAAGTGGACTCGGAGAACGCCTTCCAAAGTGCAGCAGGGTCTTCCTTGTCGTCCTGCGGCTCCTCTTCGGGCGAGTGCAAGGTCACGGAACGCCTTGGTGCAAGGTTGCACTTGACAGCAAGACCCTCACCTGATACCTCTACCGCCGTTGCCCCGTTCTGAATGAGGAAAGCGACGATTTCGAGGATATCTTCCTTGACCTTGGGATCGTTTTGCTTCATGCCTACCCCTAGTGTTACCGGTAGCTATCTACAGGAGAGATAAATGGATCATACCACTCTGACGAATATCGTGAACGCTGCTCTGGTCTGGTACGAGGCTCAGAAGAGTACCCGTGCGGCGCAGGTTGACGCTGAGAACAGCCTGCGGACGGTCATTGAAAGCTACCGTCGTCATCGAAGCCCAGAGCAGCCTCGTCTTCAAGCGTAGTCTCCCACCAAGCTCCGCTCGCCCTCCGGTAAGCCTCCTCATCGGCCTGCTCCATGCGGTCTGCGGCAATCTTCTCCCATTCAGGGCTATGCTTGGACGGTGGGTTCTCCTCGTCCTCGTGTAGCCACTGACGGCAGTAGCGGTAGCCGTAGAGCCAGGCGTCGCACAGGTGGTTCTCAAAGCGCGGATCTTCTTTACGCGCTGCGTCAGCAGGCTTACCGGAGGCATCGGCTCGCCACTGTAGCAAGTTTGCCTCACCAATAAGCGCGAGATTCTCGTGCTCTACGATACTTAGAACGCCTGCATGGAGATCGCCGTTTAGGTGCTCTATGTAGGCGTTCTTCTTTGTCTTCTGGGCAGCTTGTACGGGGATTCCGTAGCGTTGCCGCATCTCTTCGACGTAGCCCTTACCGAGACCGCCAGCGTCAGCGACGATGGCCTCAAAGTCGTAGCGGCTGCGTAGACGCTCTACGTGGGCAGCAACGGCAGAGGGAATCAGGCCGGATTGCTTGTAGCTTTCGAGCACGACGACCTGTGCGCCGTCGGTACTGTAGGCTAGGACGACGAAAGCGGTAGAATCACCGAAGCCGAGGTCCATTCCGAGCACGTAGGACCAATCGTCAAGGTCAGGACGCTGCTTGATGAGGTTCATGGGCCTGATGCGGTAGATGAGGCCATCTTCGTCCCGCACCCACTTCCCCAGCCACTCCCTCATGTACGTCGGATTGTCGTCAGTCCAACGCCTGCGGCGCTTCTCGTCGTCAATCCAGGCTTGGAAGAAGCGTTCCCCGGTCTTTGGGTTGACAATGAACGGATTGTCGAACGCTGTCCAGTGGTGGACTGAGATTTCCTCCTGCACTCGACCTGTGGTCGCCTCGTAGAAGTACCCCGCGCAGGCTGCGTTAGGCGTTCCAGTGAGCGCAATCCAGCCTTGGTAGTCCATGGTGGCAGGCAGGATGATTTCGCGGATTACGTCCTCCAGGAAGGGTCCGAAAGCCTGCGCTTCGTCGATGACGACGCCCGGATACTTCGGTCCACGCAGACGTTCAAGCTCAGAAGCCTCAGCACCGCCGACGATGAAAATCTGACTGCCGTTCGGCAGTCGGCAGGTGAGGTCATTCTCGTTGAATTTGAGGTTCAGTTTGAGTCTGTGGTTCAGACGCTTCAAGACAGGCCACAGAATGCGCTTCCCCTGCTGCGTGGTGAGGGTAATGTAGGGCAGGAGCACGTCTTTCTGCGAAAGAGCCTCCTTTAGTAGCAGATGAGCGATGCCTTCGCTCTTTCCAGCACGTCGAGAGCACACCGCAGCCTTCAAGCGAGACGGATCTTCTACGAAATCCCGCTGCTGCTTGAACAGAAGCGAGTCGAAATCGACCTTATTCGCGCTTTCAGCGCGCCGGATGGTCTCAATCAGCGCTTTGCGCTGTTTCAGCCTGTCTTCAGCCATCAGAAGTTCTTACGAGGGCGTCCCGGACCACGCTTGTCGTCCAGTTTCGGAGGCTGTTGGGGGGTAGGAGCCACGACAACGGGCGCAGGAGCGACAATCGGAGCCTGTACGACCTTCGGTTCAAGCATGGCGTAGGCTACGTTGCTCCAAGGGACCAGAATCGTCACCCCATTAGCCGCCTTTGCCTCGATTCCATGCTCTTGCTCGGTGAACTCCAGACCCACTAGCATACGCTTCAGGCCTCGGTTGTCCTCAGAGGGGTCACGAACCCCATCAAACGTGTAAATTGCGGTAATCACAGCACAACCTCCTTGAACAGCAGGTAGGGATTGTAGATCCACTTCCGCTTCTTGAACTCGTAACCCATGGGATTGACGCGATGCGTCACAAAGACGTACTCAGGCTCCTCAGAGTCGAGGATAGCGTCCAGAATACGGGAGGCTAGGCGACTCTTTCTAAACTCGTTCTTGACGTAGGCGTAGTGGATGATGATGCCCTTCTCGCAGGACTCCCAGCAGAACCAGCCGAAGATGACCTCGGGCGCTGATGGGTCGGAGAGAACGGTCACTGCACAGCGTCGCAGCAGGTTGCTGACGAGCTTGTGGTGATGGTGGTAGTAAATCTGGTTGGGGATACCCTCCACCATGTCGCCGTCGCGGAAGGATTGCAGCCAGCTATGCAGGATGAACGAGGCATCTGAGGGCATAGCCGAGCGCAGTAGCAGCGACTCGGTGAAACTCTTGTCAAGGTCGTCTAGGTTGGGCGAATCAATCACGGTATCCCTCCACGTCATCCTTCTGTTGCTTCTTGTAAATCTCGGCTTGCTGAGCCTTCACGAGCCGGATGATGTCACTGTAAGAGGCGGTGACTAGCTTTGCAATCGCGCGGATGCCATGCCCCTCAGAGTGAATCTTCCAGGCCTTGTACTGCCAGGACTTCTTGCCGTGCTTGCGAGCCAACTTGCGAAGCTGCTGCTCGGCTAGGCGGTAGTACTCGACTTTCGAGCCTCCCCATCGTGTCAGCATCTTCATCATGTCGGTCGTGTTCATGCCGTTCAGCATCGGCATCGGTTCCCCCGTTGACCGGACATGGAACTCGATGTCGTTGAAGCCCTCGGCCTTGAGCTTGTCATACCATTCCCAGCGTTGCTTTAGGAACTCTTTGCTCTGGAATACTCCACGCTTCATACAACCTCGGAGGTTACTATGCCCAAAGGCGAGCAGTTCGGATGGTTCACCCGATGCCCTGAGACTACGAGCCAATCTTCTTCACAGCGTCCTGAGCAAGAGCAGCAAGCTCCTCGTCGGACAGGTTGTGAAGCGAGTCAGCCTCGTTCTGCTTCCGCTCCTCGGCGGCCAGTGAGGCAAGCTGCCGCGAAAGGATCTCAAACTTCTTAGAAAGCTCCAGGGTCATCGGCGTGCCCTGCTGAATCTGAGCCTTGAGGTCACGCAGTTCCCAGGCGACGATGCAGTAGGCATCCTCCAGCATGGAACTGATGTGCGGCTTCTTCACGATACCCGCTGCTGGCGGGATGACCTTGTGGGTCACGTCTCGGTCCAGGTCGGCTGGTTTGAAGATCGGCGTCTTGACGAGGATGCTCATAGCCTTGGTGCGGTTAGGTTCAGGATGCCCGTTGCTGCCCCTAGGATGCCCCTAGAATCGTTCCTACCGTCTGAAACGACCTAGGACCGCCCTAGGGCCTCCTAGAGCCTTCTAGGGGCCTTCTAGGCTCAGCAATTGACCATACGTCAGTTTCTAGGGATTCTTGATGGTCGCTACGCTTGCACCTGAGATGCAGCGCCGAAGAGGCGTGGTAGAAGTTAGGGCAATCTACCGGGTGAAGCTCCGTGGGGTATCCCTCGGCTAACCAAAGCAGACCCCCTCCAGAAACTACCTGCCCCATGCAGGAAAGACTGGCCCCGGCTAAGAAACTAGCTTCTGGGGGTAGGGGGCGCATGGGTTCAGCAGCCGAAGGGTAACGGCGTGAGGCTGATGCTGGTAGCATCAGAAACTAGTATCACTAGTCTCTACAAGCACTAGTCTCTACTATCACTAGTCTCTAGTTACTAGTATATGTACTAGAGTATAACACTCTAGTCTCTGGTGATACTTGTTATAGTCACCAGAAGCTTGTTTCACTAGTCCGGCTGGAGCGGGTGCTACTCCCCCAGCTTGCATACTAGCGCAAGTTTTTGAGGGGGCAAAGTTTTGGGTGATTTTTTAGGCGAGTGGTGGCCCCACCCCAAAGCGGGTGGGGACTCGGGGCCCCTCTGGGGTATTGTGA